TACTTAACAGAATTGAAGAAGAAGAAAACTTGCTTGAGGGTAAAACACCTGAAGAGGCAAAGGAAAAAACTTTTAAAGGATTCGCAGAAGGTAGATCTAAGTAATGTACGAGCAAAGTTTGGTTAAGACGGTTGAGCCTATAAAAAAGACTACTATTTCTAGAATGAACAAAGGGAAAAAGTGGAAGTACGGTTATAACAAAGAACAAGATTTAATAGTCCTTTCTCGTAACGGCCAGATAGGAGAGATCATACAAATACAAGATCTAGTCATCGCTCTACCTAAGCAGCCTAAGGATGTGTATAAGCACCCTAAAGACAAATGGGTTAGATTTACTCAACCGAAGGAATTAGAGCGCTTAAAGAACATCTTTGATTGGCGTGCTTATCCAGAAGATCAAAAAGAAAAGTGGTATGATTACATAGACGAAGAATTTAGAAGAAGAGAAGAAGGTTTCTGGTTTAGCAATAACGGTAAGCCAACTTGGATGCCAGGTACCCAGTACATGTATTTACAATGGAGTAAGATTGACGTTGGAGCACCAGACTTTAGAGAAGCTAATAGATTGTTTTTTATATTCTGGGAAGCTTGTAAAGCTGATAAAAGATGCTACGGAATGTGTTATCTTAAAAATAGACGTTCTGGATTTTCTTTCATGTCATCAGCTGAAACTGTTAATTTAGCCACCCTTGCAGGTGATAGTAGATTTGGGGTGTTATCTAAAACAGGTGCAGATGCCAAGAAAATGTTTACTGATAAAATTGTACCCATTAGTATAAACTACCCTTTCTTTTTTAAACCCATACAAGATGGTATGGATCGTCCAAAAACAGAGCTAGCATACAGAGTGCCATCCACTAGATTTACCAGGAAAAAAATAACAGCAAACGAACGCATAGAAGACTTACAGGGATTAGACACGACAATTGACTGGAAGAACACAGGTGACAATAGTTATGACGGTGAAAAGTTAGCTCTACTAGTACACGATGAAGCTGGTAAATGGGAAAGACCTGAAAATATACTAAACAACTGGAGGGTTACAAAAACCTGCTTAAGATTAGGTTCAAGAATTATTGGTAAATGTATGATGGGTAGTACTTCAAACGCTTTAGACAAAGGCGGAGAAAACTTTAAAAAACTATACAATGCTTCAGACGTTACAACGCGAAACAGAAATGGCCAGACAAAGTCTGGTTTATACTCTTTGTTTATCCCAATGGAATGGAACTATGAAGGATTTATTGATGAGCACGGATTTCCAGTATTCAATACTCCTGATGTCGATAGGTTCGACCCAAGCGGTGAACTAATAGATGTAGGTGTAATAGATAACTGGCAAAACGAAGTTGATGGTCTAAAATCAGACCACGATGGATTAAATGAATTCTACCGTCAGTTTCCAAGAACAACAGAGCACGCGTTTAGAGATGAGTCTAAAAACTCTATTTTTAATTTAGTAAAGATATACGAGCAGATAGATTACAACGAGGAGATGGTCAGAACACTAGGTGTTACTCAAGGTAATTTTCAATGGGTAAATGGAATCAAAGATTCTCAGGTTATATTTTATCCAGACAGAAATGGAAGGTTTAAAGTGAGTTGGGTTCCACCTGTACAACTACAAAATAGAGTTGTAATTAAAAACGGCATGAAGTATCCGGGCAACGAGCATATGGGGGCTTTTGGATGTGATTCATATGATATATCAGGAACAGTGGACGGTAAAGGATCTAAAGGAGCTTTACACGGTTTGACCAAATTTAGTATGGAAGACGCTCCTGCAAACAGTTTCTTTTTAGAATACTTATCTAGACCACCAACGGCTGAAATGTTTTTTGAAGATATGTTGATGGCTATAGTGTTTTACGGAATGCCGATTTTAGCAGAAAACAATAAACCACGCCTGTTGTATTATTTAAGGCGTAGAGGTTATAGAGGTTACAGTATGAATAGACCTGATAAGATATGGAACAAATTATCTGTAGCAGAAAAAGAAGTAGGTGGAATACCTAATTCAAGTGAGGATATAAAACAGGCACATGCCTCGGCTATTGAAATGTACATTCAAGGACACGTTGGCTTGCTTCAAGATGGTACTTTTGGAAACTTATATTTTAACACTCTTTTAAATGATTGGTCTAGATTTGATATAAACAAAAGAACAAAGTTTGACGCGACAATAAGTTCTGGTTTAGCTATTATGGCTTGCAACAGACATTTGTATGCTCCAAATGCTAAAGTAGAAAAACCAAAAATAAACATACATATCTCTAAGTATGATCAAAACAATAATATGAGCAAAATAATTAAAAATTAAATATGGGGCTATCAGGTGTAAAAAATTATTTTCCAAGCCAAGTTGTTAGTGACGTTGAGAAAATAAGCTATGAATATGGGTTAAAGGTTGCCAAGGCTATAGAAAGCGAGTGGTTTCATTTAGATAAAAGCTCTAATAGATACAAAACTAACCACAGTAATTTCCGTAAGCTACGTTTATATTCAAGAGGAGAACAATCAGTTCAAAAATATAAGGATGAGTTATCTATAAACGGTGATTTGTCCTATTTAAATTTAGACTGGAAGCCCGTACCGATTATACCTAAGTTTGTAGATATAGTTGTTAATGGGATGTCTGAAAAATTGTATGATGTAAAAGCTTACTCTCAAGATCCCTTTGGTATAGCCCAGAGAACAAGTTACATGGAGGGTGTTATGAGCGACTTAAAGAATAGAAAGTTTAACGAATTTGTTGCAAAAAACTTTAATATAAATCTTTATAAAAACGAACCAACTAAGATCCCACAGACAGAAGAAGAACTACAATTGCATATGCAACTTAGTTATAAGCAAAACATAGAGATAGCGCAAGAGAAGGCGATAGACACACTGCTTACTGGCAGTAAGTATGATTTAACTAGAAAAAGATTTTATAGAGATCTAACAGTCTTAGGTATTGGTGCTGTAAAAACAACGTTTAATACGTCTGAAGGTGCTACTGTAAAATATGTTGATCCAGTAAATTTAGTTTACTCGTATACTGACTCGCCTTATTTTGATGATATATACTATGTTGGTGAAGTTAAAACACTTCCAATAAACGAAGTAATAAAAGAATTTCCGTATCTTAAGGAAGAAGATATCAAGGAAATTGTTAACACTAGCAACCAAGCCCATACCAACCGTCCAACTAACAACGACAAAGACGATAACCAAGTTCAAATTTTATATTTTAATTATAAAACCTACATGAGTGAGGTGTACAAGATAAAAGTGATGAGTACGGGGTCTCACAAAGCTATATCAAAAGATGACTCATTTAATCCTCCAAAAAACAAGAAAGATCTTTTTACAAGAGAAGAAAGGCAGGTTGAATGCTTATTTGAAGGTGCTTTAATATTAGGCACTAACAAGCTAATCAAATGGGAGAGAGCAGCTAATATGATGCGTCCTAAAAGTAATTTTACTAAAGTTCAAATGAACTACTCTATAGTAGCGCCAGGAATGTACGAAGGGCGTATAGAATCACTTGTAAGCAGAATAACTGGATTTGCTGATATGATACAGTTAACACATTTAAAAATACAACAAGTGTTATCCAGAATGGTTCCTGATGGGGTTTATCTTGATGCCGATGGATTGGCTGAGATCGATTTGGGTAACGGAACCAATTACAACCCACAAGAAGCTTTAAACATGTTCTTTCAAACAGGGTCTGTTATCGGTAGGTCATACACTCAGGATGGTGACTTTAACCACGGTAAAATTCCAATTCAAGAGATTACAAGTGGATCTGGTGGTAATAAACTACAAGCACTAATCGGTAACTACAACTACTATATGCAGATGATACGAGATGTCACTGGCCTTAATGAGGCTAGAGATGGTAGTTCTCCTGATTCTAATGCTTTAGTTGGAATACAAAAAATGGCCGCTGCTAACTCCAACACGGCTACTAGGCATATATTGCAAGCAGGTTTATTTTTAACGTCTGAGGCTTGTGAGCAGTTATCACTTAGAATATCTGATATTATAGAATATTCACCAACAAAAGATGCTTTCATCCAACAAATAGGAGCCAACAGCACCGCTACGCTAGAAGAAATGTCCACCATGCATCTGTATGACTTTGGTATATTCATAGAACTACAACCAGACGACGAAGAAAAAGCAATTCTTGAAAATAATATTCAAGCCGCAATAGCCAAAGAGTCTATAGACTTAGAAGATGCTATAGATATACGGGAAATTAGAAATTTGAAATTAGCCAACCAACTGCTTAAGCTCCGTAGAAAAAGAAAAAAGCAGTTAGACCAAAAAATGCAACAACAAAACATGCAGATGCAAACGCAGATGAATCAACAGTCTCAGCAAGCAGCCGCACAACTTGATGTTCAGAAAAACCAAGCACTCGCACAGTCTGATGCTCAGCTCGAGCAAATGAAAGCTCAAATAGCAATGCAAATGCAAGCTCAAGAGGTTCAATTTAAAAAACAACTAATGGCTGAAGAGTTTAACTATAACATGCAATTAAAAAACATGGAGTTAAACGTCAATAAAAGCAAAGATACTGAAAAAGAAGACAGAAAAGATCAAAGAACAAAAATACAAGCGTCACAACAAAGTGAGCTTATAGATCAAAGAAAAAACGAAAAACCACCTAAAAACTTTGAGTC